ATTTCATTGAAGAGCTTGTGATACTCGCTGAAATCACTTCCTTTGACATTCCAGTGAGCGCCATGAGCGCGAAGATAGAAACTGAAGACATCAGCAAGCAGTTCAGTCAGTTCCTCGTTCAAGTCTGGAACTTGATTCATGTCAGCCATGTTGCTCTCCTTATAGACCATCGTTGCATCGCGCAAGATTTTGTCAATGATGTTGGTTGCCCATTCACTTCCCCACTGAGAACGGATTTGGATAACTGTTTCGAGATTGATTGATTCACTTGAGCGAACTGTCTGAGCAAGTGGAGTGTCTAAGTCTTGAGCAAATTCCACAAGTGTTGGTGGAACGCGAAAAGTCTGAGCCATTATTCAAGAACTCCCATCACTGGCGCTGAAGGATCAGCATCTTCACCAAGAGAAGGATTCATTCCTCCTGCTGTGACATTTCCTGCAAGTGCCTGATTGAATTTATCTCCGCCCTCGTAAGGTTCCAAGCCTTCGATTTGGCGAACTTCATTTGGCGTTCTTGCACCCATCGAGACATTGATCATGTTGACCTTTGCGCGAGTAATTGCATCGACTCGAAGAAGTGTTGAAGTATCAAATGCAACATCATCTCCGGGATCAAGAATGTTTGACAATGCAGTTTCGATTCTACGAATCCAAGGAGCGATTGTGTGAGTCAGGAAATTCAAAGATGCTTGTTCAACATTCTGATATGTCTGATTATCGCCAGAAGCAAGAATGAGATGGCTTGGAATGCGGAAGATTCTGGCAATGTCGCGAATCAATTGCTCGCGAGTCTTGATCATCTCTGCATCGGCAGCTGAAGTTGTAATTGGTCGGAATTTCAAACCATCGGAAAGAACTGCTGGCTTGCGGTGACGGCGATGAGTTGATTCCCATGTTGCCTGAATAACGCGAGCCTGTTCAAGATTCAATTTCTGGTCAGTTTCAAGAATTCCAGATGGAGTGCCGCCCTCCCCGTAAAACTGGGCGAGATGGCGATCCATAGCGATGGAAAGCCCAATGAGATTTCTTGCTTGGTTCAATGGACTGATGCCCACTAATGATTGAGGAGGAGTGAACCAGCGAAGATGTAGAACATCCTCACGATTCATTTCATTTCCGAGGTGCAAATATCTGCGACCTGTCATGTCTCCAGTTGGAAGAACTTGCATTTGATACGGGTGCAAAGGCACAAGACCAATCATGTTTCCAAAACGGTCTCTGTCAATTTTCACATAAGCATTTCCATGCAAAGCCATTGAAGCGACAATCTGATGAATCAATTCATAAGTGTTTGATTCTGGGTCAGGGTCAGCAATAACATCTGGAAGCGGGCGCATGGTGCGCTTGCCATCTTTGTCAATAGTAAAGCAACGCAAAGGCATCGAAGCCACTGAATCGGCAAGAAGTGAAACAGCGCCAATGACAGATGAAACTCCAAGTGCTGTCCATTCATCGATGCGCTCGCCAGCAGCAGAAGTCATTGATGTCTGACCATAGAGTTGGCTCAATGGTGAAACATAATTGTTGAACTGTGGGTAACGCCCGACTGTGAATGATTGAATTCCTCGACTGAAGATGCTCACTCATTGCCTCCTAAGTCTGCCAAAATTGAACCAACAAGAATCAAGATTCCTCCAGCGATAAGTGCAGCACCAATTCCAAAGATGATGCCGAGACCAACTGAAATCATGGATGCCCCAATGAGTTCAGTTGCCGTTGTGATTTGTTCACGCATCTGGAACCTCCATTGAAAACGGGTCAAAAATTTGTGGCAGTGCGCCACCTTGCGATTGCCAGTAAGCAGCTCTTTCCAAAGCCATCACTGAAGAGACAGCCAAGTCGATTCGGCGCTTTGAGCCTTTTGCTTCCTTGGCAAGTCTTGATCCGCGATTGTCGGTTCGAAGTTGTGCGTTCCCAATATGTCTTGCAAGTTGAGAATCACCATTGTGAGTCATTGTCTTATTGATAACGGATTCAAAGAATCGTGTTGTTGCCGGTGTCATGCGGCTTGCTGTCTGTGGGAAAGTAACAACCGGCAAATTCTCTTCTTCAAGAATTTGAAATGTTCTTGCCCAGCGATAAGGGTCGCATGCTATTTCTAAAACTTGCCAGCGAGTTGCGGCGGCGCGAATGGCATCTTCAACTTCAAGAATTGGGATTTGCCAACTCGCATCAGCCTCGTCAGGTTTCTCCCACACTGCCACTGGCATGAGGTGAGGAACTGGTTCAACCGAAACTGCCACGATGGCTGTGCAGTCACCATTGAAGCTGCCGTCGAAACCGAGAACAACATCAACGCCGTCAGGAATTTCTCGTTCATCTGCAATTGCATCCCATGTTCCATGTGGAAGCCAAGTGTCAGAAGTTGATGTCCAAATGTTCAGCCGTTTTGTTTTGAATTCCGCTTCCGGCGTTCTAAGAATTGCTGAATGAAAATCATCGGCAGCAACAATGTCACCAAAACCGGGATTGGCTTCTTTCCATGCAAGTGGGTCACGATAGTCTCCATCATTGTTTGCTTCCCACCATGCAAAGAAGAATGAAGGATCGTCAACTTCGCCAAGTGTGATGCGTTTGCCGTATTCGTAAAGGTTGAAACAAATGGAATCTTTTCCACTGTTGTCGGTTTTGACTCCGGCTGTGGTGATTGCAACGAGCATTGGCTCGATGCGAGCGCCCATTGCCAATGACATAACATCGAAGAGTTCGCGGTTGGGTTGTGCATGCAATTCATCAAAGCACACGAGTGTCGGGTTCAAACCTTCTTTTGAAAAGGCATCGGAAGAAAGTGCGCGATACACGCTGCCGGTTTTCGGATTGTGAATGGTGTCTTTATAGACTGTCAACATTTCCGAAAGTTCAGGATGAAGCCGAACCATTTCCTTGGCTGTATTGAAAACAATTTTCGCTTGTTCCTTTTCAGCAGCGCACGAATAAATTTCGCCGCCTTGCGCTCCGAGAACTAGCGATTCAAGAGCAACAGCACTGAGCCAAGCAGACTTTCCATTCTTGCGCGGAAGCCCAATGAGTCCGACTCGATGACGAAAGGTTCCATCGGCTTTGACTGCAAACAATTGCTTGGTGAGTTCGCGTTGCCAAGGTCGAAAGATAAGGTCTTCGCCAGCATGTCCAGCGATTGAATCTTTTGTAATCTTGCAAAGAGCTTCAGCGAAATCGGCGATGTCATCGCCTCGTGATCGCTTGAGGTCAGGTTCGGAAACTGGTGTGAGCCATTTGGGTGGGAATCCATCAATTTTCTTCTTTCCTGCCATGATGCCCCCCGGCTAAATTATTTTCTCGCCTCTCGCTTTGCAAGAAGTTTGTCGATGGCGCTGATTGCCTTCACTTCGGCAACTCCCAATCTGCTGCGAGCAGTTGGATCAAAGCCAAGTGTGGAAAGTGAATCAACGAAAGATTTGTTCAAGTGAACCACAAGTCTGCCATCGCCTGAGTCTAGTGTGGCGCGGTACTTGTTACGAGCCAGCGCAAGGTCATCGGCAAGCCTTGCCGCATTCTCGATGGCGTGAAGGTCGCTGGCTGGCGATAGCCATGTGATGGCGTAGTCCCAAGCCTTAGCCCAGAAGGCTAAGCCTTCTTCGCCAAGCCCAGCCGGAGCCGGTGGCGTGGCTGATGCCATAGGTAAGGAATGAACCACGCTCAATTCCGGAAGTTTGCGCTTGCCGGGGTTGCCGGTGAGGCGTTTCAGCTCGGCTGGCTTTGGGGGTCTGCCTGTTGCCATTGCGTAACCTCCAACTTATTTCCGAACTCATCATTTCGCGGGCGTAAAAAGAAAACGGGGGGCTGGGTCTATGCGTAACCAACCAGAAAAAACAGAAATTGTTTCAAATCATTTCAAATGCACATCAACGATCCTTCTTGGATGAGTTGCAACTTCTGCACATCGAAACCAAATTTGATTTTTCAAGGCGCTGCCCTCCTCGGCGGAGTGAAATGATGTGGTCAACGGTGGCATCGGAGCCAACAAGTATCTTGTTGCATCTCACACACACCCAACCATCTCGGCGGAGGACTTGAATTCTTATTCGTTGCCACTCTGAGTCATAGCCTCTGGCTGTGGATGACGGGCGTTGTGGTTCTCTTGCTTGCTTCAAAGCCAAACAGTTATCACATCGCGATGTTGTTGTTACAACGCCACAATCAAGGCACGATAATTTGGGAGACATGGGCGGGGATTATTTCTTATTCAATGAATGTTGCTGAATGAATGCTATTGAGCCAGCCAATAGGGGCGGCATCATTTGTGTTGTTGCAATGTGATGAATGGTGCATGTGTGTTGACATCTAACAATGCAGCAACTTCCATTGCTTCAATTGCTGATGCACCAACAGTCAATGCTCCCAATGCGTAATCACTACCACTGCCGATTGCATAGACACCGGACTCACGCCTTGCCACTGAATAGTCTTGATCTATCTCAAAGACATTGCCGTTGCTTGCAATCAAGATGCTGAACAAATCAGCATCTTCATCTTCTTTGTCTTTGTCTGTGAATAGTTTTGAATCATCAATGAATGACTTGAGTGATGGAATCACTTTGGTGATGATGAAGTTGTATAGCGTACCTTTGAATGAACCCATCGCTGGCGGGTTCCATGAATTTTGAATTGCTTGCAATGCAACAATTCTTCCTGCAACACCGATGAGATACTTTCCTCGCTCAACAATCTTGACCATATCTGCATGGAAGTAGGGTTGACCATTTGCATTGATTTGTGAATCTGCAATCATGTCAACGCCGTCATCATGTTGAATTGCAATCACTGTTGTCATTGATTCATCTCCAGCTTTGCATCAAGCAAACCATCAGCCAAATCCATAAGATGTCGCTTGCGAAAATCACCAGCGTGACGAATTCCATCAGCGAGGTACGAAAGCGCCTCATTGATTTCCTCATTCGTTTCATTTTGGATTTGCATATTGCAAGGATACTGGTTGGAATGTCAATTGGTGTCGGGAGATACGAAACGCCGACACGCTAGTGTAGCAAAGTGTGTGGACACGATTTGTCAAATCAAGCGTGTTGTGCATGGGCTTCAATCATGGCGTGGGCTTCATACAATTCGCCTCGCTTTGGCAGTTTATATTTCTGAGCCAATCGCCTGATGTGCCTCTCGCTGAGACCCATCCATTTCGCCAAGGCTTCGGCATCGAGCCAAATCGCTTTCTTCCCACTCATCGCCACTGCCATGAGGCGAAGGGTTGTCCACTGCGTTTTGCACTTTCGGCATTGGAAGATGTCGAGTGGATCATCGGCGTTGATTTTCAACATAACCCCACAACTGCCATCTTCCATTTCAGCTGGGCAGGGGACTTTGCTGGTCTTCTCGACAAACGCCCTTGCCGCATTCATTCCTTGGGAATGAATCTCTCGCAATTCCTTGGCAAAGTCTGCAATCCATTCCTGCTGCCCTGACCACGCCAAATGCACTTGAGCAAAGCCGACTGCATCGCGAATTTCACTTTCCAGAGAATCCGGCTTTGCCACTAGCGCTGGCGGAGTCAAATGGCGTTCATCGCGGATGAGTTTCTCCCACTCATGCAAGAATCCCAGAATGTCGTGACCGGCGATGAAGGAAAGAGCTGCAACATTCAAGCCAATGGTTCGCTCGCTGCTTCGCCCGCCGTTTCCTGACTTGCCGGGAAGAAGTTCATCGTGAGCGCCGACCCAGAATTCAATGAGATCATCGAGATTGCGGTGAAGCCGAGATTGGCATCGTTGGCAGATTCCGGCAATGTTGGTTTCATAATTGCAAAGGGTGCAAATGGTCATTTCCATCAAAATCTCATTTCCTTGATTGTCGGTTTGTCGAAAAGTGGGATTGGCTCGAAAATGGCGGGTGTCTGGCAATCGTGACTGGCAAGAACTTTGTTTTCCCCGACTTGGGCAATATGCCACGCCGTTCTCTTGACGAGAATTGGCTCGGCTGTGCCAAGGGTCTGGAAGATGGTTCGACCTTCAATCCTCATCGCCAACTCCTCAGCAAAGTTGAGTGGAGTCGGCTCAACTCTTGTCTTCCAGCCATTGACATGGCATTCATAAATCCAACCCTTGCATCGGCGGCATTGGGTCAAAGTCAATGGCGAGGAAATGAATGAGGTCATTTCATTGTCCTAGTCGGCATCCGTTGCGTTGTGCGTTGTGGTACTAAAGTACCCCACAACGCCACAACGCCAAACTGAGCGTGATGGGCGAGGCGTTGTGGCGTTGTGCAACAACGATTCACAACGCCACAACGCCTTCACTTGGAACTCCCAAGATGCAAAACCATCGCTTCGACAAGGTTGAACTTGGTCTTTCCGGCACTGCTGACATGGAGCGAATAGCCTTTGGAGGTTCCATGATTCTCCAAAATGCCTTCCATGATCAGTTCATCAACCCTTGCCAAAAGGGTCTTGTCATCGCCTTCGACTCCCCTGATGACTCTGGATTTCGTGGCTCCGGCATTGGCATGGATGAAAGTGACAATTCCAGAATCTAGCTTCTCTGATTTCAGCGCCAAAGCCTCTTCTTCCATCATTGGAGGTGAAATGATGAATTCAATATGACTTGAGCGAGTCGAGTCAACTGTGACAATTGCTGCCTCTTGGGTTCTATCGCTCTTGCGATACATTCCGGCAATCTTACGAATCGCCCCTAGGCGGTCTTTGGTGACTCTGACAGTCAATGTGCCTGTTCTTCCCGGTGCTAGGACTTCAAGTGGCTCTATGAGGAAGGCAGCGCCGTCTATGGTTGCAAGTTTGGCTTGCCCTCCAATGGCAAATCTGCCTCGTGTTTCCTTGTCTTTGGTCACATGGTCAATTTGAACAACGCAAGCGCCCGATTGCTCAGCGATTGCCCTTGGAAAGAGTCTCATCCAACGGGTTATTGCATCATTGTCTTTTGTCTCCCCGCCCCACATTGTCAAGGCTTCAGTCACGCCATCGATGATGACCAATTCAGCTGAACCGGGCTTGAGGATTCCTAGCCAATAAGGATCAGAATGGTCTCTGGCTGAATCAGGTTTGATGTAGGTGAAATTCTGCAAGATTTCCGCTTGGGTCACTTGGAGCAGTTGAAGGCGGTTCACTAAGTCTGATGCCTCTGACTCAAAATCGATGTAGATGACTTTGCGAAACATCTTGAGTTGCTGGGCAACGACTATTTGTGCCAGCCACGACTTTCCGGATTCGGATTCGCCATAGAAGCTGTGAACGCGCCCCGGATACAACAGCCCTTGGTCATCGCTTCGAAGGAACAGCGTTGCCTTGGGTTTGACATAAGAGCCGTCAAAGAATGGGGTCAAATCTACCGGCTTCCAACTTGATTCCTCTTCGCTGTCAGCGATGATTGGCGCAATCTTCATCAGTGGCTCAAGTGGCGTTGCAATGGCGCTAAGTGGATTCAGGGTGCTAGGTAAGGAAGAAGAACCAAAACCTTCTGACCTCAATTGCCTTGCAGCTGCCGAGTAGTCACCTTGATGATGGAGGTGCGTGTAAGCAGCGAATTTGGAATATGGCTTTTCTTGCTCGAAAGTTGTTGATGTTGTGAAAACATAAAGGTTGTCACCATCGTTTCGCCCTGTCGTTGCACTGATACCTTCAGACTTGCCCGGTCTGCGCCAATAGGTAACTCCCCCGGCAGTAAAGACCAAACTCCATCCAACAAGGATGTCGCGCCAATCGGCTTTTGCATTGTAGTCATCTCCCGGCTTGTCGAGGTTCTCTGATTTTGTTTGTAATGAATGAGCGATTGTTTCCTTCTCTGGCATTTCATCAAGTGCGTAGAAAATGTCATGCAGAGCTTCTCGTTCTTCGGCAGTGATTGTTGGAATTGTCGCTGGCGAGCCGGAGATGATTTCCCACGCTCGACCCGATGGATGCACTGATCCATGCGAAGGCGCGGTGATAATGAAGCCGCCAGTTCCTCGTGTTTCCACAAGAACTTCGGCGTTGCCATTCTCGCCGGGTCGCGATGCAATCTTGGTGTTGCCGGGAATTTCATCCATTCCTGTGACTCGATAGAGCCAGTGAATTCCACCAGATGGCGATTGCTCGACATAGCCGGAATTTATTTTCTCCCACAATTCACCCAAGCCTGATGCCTCGGCAATTTCCTTGGCGGTAATGTGCAATTTGCTGGCAACTGCCCTGCCTTCAACTTCAAGGCATTCAACATTGTTGAAACCAGTGACAATGCCAATTCCTT